TAAACCCTTCGGCATATGCTTGCATGATACCATACTCAATGCCATTATGAACCATCTTTACAAAGTGACCTGCTCCAGCTGGTCCGCAATGTAACCAACCATGCTCGGCAGATGTTTCGTAAGAACGGGGGTTTGTACGAGAGGCAGATCCAATGCCTGGTGCGAGTGCCCTAAAGATTGGAGCGCAGGTTTGTACTGCAGTATTTGCACCACCAACCATAAGACAGTATCCACGCTCCAAACCGTAAACACCACCACTAGTACCACAGTCAAGATATTGGATGCCAAGTTTAGCAAGCCTTTCTGCCCTGCGTCTAGAGTCTTTAAAATTGGAATTGCCATGATCAATAATAATATCGCCTTCCACACAAAATTGTAATAACTCATTGAGTGTGTCCTCTACTGTTTCTGCTGGTACTACCATCATGAAGATTCCTGGTACTCGTGCAGTATCAGTAAATACACCCTCAGTACTATGTACTACTTGAACAAGGCTTTCCAAAGAAGTGGTACATCCACTGATATAACCCGCTTCATATTGTTTACAAGCTTTTTCATAATTGTTCCTGTAACCATGTACTTCAATTCCTTGTTTAATCATACGGCGGGACATGCCTTCGCCCATCCTACCTAAACCAATTAATCCTACTTTCATCACACCCTCCAAGGCACTGCTGATTGTTTTCTTCTTTCTAATTCTTTAATAATTTCGTCTATCTCATTATAAAATGCATCACCCACCATGTATGCTCCTCGCCTACGTGATAGTTCACGGATCATGATGTCGTAGTCTGCCTGAGAAAAATTGGGCATAAACTTACTCATTGTTTACCTTCTTGTATGAAATATTCGGGCATTGGACAACCCTTGAAGTTATGTATCTCATCCACAGCAAGCACAAACATAGTCACAAATCCTAGGCAAAATGCGAATAACATCTGGGGGAAGTTATAGTTACCCATGTACGCTGTAGGATCAGGTTCATCATCATGTGGATGAATCATCCTTTCTATCTCTAAGCGCCTTTTGGATTTGGCGTCTAACTCTGTCTCTTGCTTCTGGGTCTTCGGTTTCTTTTCTGGAGTAGCCATGTTTCTGATGGAAGATAAAGTGACCTTGACAAATCATAGTTACTCCAAATAAAAATAGGAGAACTACACCTATCCATTCTATAATGTTATCTTGAGCCATGGCAGTAACGGTGGTATCACTCCAATGAGTCTAAGAAGACCCTCAGCAAAAAGTGCGAGAACAACCCAACCAACACACATACTAATAATTCCAGCATTACGATTATGTTTTCGTATTGCATCGTCAATCATCTCCTGAACCTCTTCTTTAGTTACATGGTCAGGTGGTTCTATACCCTTCCCCCAGTCTTTAAACATCAGATCATCTCCATAGATTGTTGTAGTTCTCTAGAGTGCTCCAACTCATCATTCAAGATCTCAAGGATCTTGTCATCATGCCCATTTAGAGCAAGATACTTTGCGTAAGTTTCTGCTGCATGAATCTCTACCTCGTAGGAGAGATGGTAAGCATAGCGAGGAGCCACCCAGTAATAAACCACATTGCTCCAATAGTAGATAAGAACGAGGTGCTTGGCAACAAAGCGATCAATAAAATAACGGTTACCGCCCCGACTTTCCATGTATTCCAGATGTTCTGTTTCATTGACTGACTGCTCAAAGTGTTGTTTCATTAATTGTAGATGTTCAGGACCACGAAGTCCCATACTTTCACGAAAATGTAAGACACTCAGGAACGCAAAATAGGGTGCCCGAGCGATTTCCTCAAGCACCCAAAAGCGTTGATAATCTCTACCTTGGTAAAGAAAATCTAATATTGCAACAGTGATATCTAAAACAAACCTGTTGAGTGATTGCATCATTCCACATGTACAGTACCGATCATGCCTGCACCTTTGTGAGGACCACACCAATAAGTATAGTCACCCGCTTCGGGGAATGCAACATCAAACTCTTCACCTGGCATCATTGCCAGAGCTTCGTGACCTAAATCTGGGCGATCTTCCACAATCACATTGTGAGGTGGAAGCATGTTGTTGACGAAATGAACCGATTCTCCTGCAGCGATAGTAACTTCTGCTGGTTCAAAAACCAAGTTACCATCAGCACCCATCATTACATCAACTGCCCATGCTGGTGCTGCTAGAAATAGTGTAGCTAGAAGTGCGAAAAAGAACTTCATAAAACTTATACAACTATCTTATCTAGGTGGTTCAGGTGTCCCAATGTCCATCCGAAGCTTATTGTAACGTGGATTTGTCTTGACTTCCTGACTTACCATTTCACCAAAGTCATCACAGCACTTACACCATTTCTTTCTCGCCTCTGGCGCACCTAAATCTTTTTTCGCCACAGAGATTCCCACTCCCTCCAAAGGTCTGCACATTGATCGGATTTTTTCTGGAGGTGTGGTTCTCTGTACACTAGCCTGAGTTATTTTCTTCTTCGTAATACTGTAGTTTATCAATCAATTTTTCATATTGATCCCACATATATTCAGAACCTGTTTGGTCCTGATATGTTCTACATGCACGAATGAGTCTTGTTACGTCATCTGAGTTTAGTTTCATCATAGTAAAAACAGTCACTTATAATTATATAAAGTGTATTAACAATTCCAAGCACGCAAAGATTTATTAATTCTAGAATCTTTATCGTTGGCAGTTTTCTTGGAAGTCAACTTCTTTTTCATGCCTTTCATTCGCGCACAAAAGCTTGCTCTACGAGGGTTCCCAACTTTTTTTGAAGGTGCCTTAAGATCGCTTCCTGGGTTTTCGCGCTCATACGACTTTCTACCTTTTTCATTTAGACCACCTGATTTTTTCTTACCTTCCTTTCTTGTCCATGCAGACTCAGAAAGTTCTTTCATTTCTCTGTACGATTTCATGAGACCACAGATTAATCTGTAGTATTTATCTTTCTACCTTCATAATGCCAAGCAGGAATACCAGGCCAATTAGTCAAAACTGATACGTTAGTTGAAAGAACATATCTAGGATTGTCTGTAGAATTAGATTCTGTTTTATGAGTTAACCAACCAGGAAAAAATAAAACATCATTAGTCTCTACTTCAATAGGTCCCCAATAACTGTGATCTTTACCAAGAGGTTCAGAACATTTATATGGTCTAAGAGGATTTTCAATTAAAAGATTTCCACTATCTTTTGGAACTTCTAAGTATCCTGCAATTGCAATACACGCATTTTGATGGTGGTGTGCTTCAGTCCATCCTCCTTTTCTATGAACATTAATCCATGAATCTGAGACACTCATGTTTGTAGTAGGAGCACCATACCAAGTTTTCATTAAAAATGGAGTTACGTACTCAACAAATTTAAAAAACGTTTCAAACTCTTCCCAATTGTGTGGGATATCCCAATCTGATTTTATCCCATGATATTCTTGTGTGTTATTTAAATGCACTCCAGTAATAGCATCACCATTTTCTGGATCACTCCAACCAGTTTTTGTGGAAAATTCTTTTGATGCTTTTAAATATTCGTCTACTTTATCCTGAAACGATTTAAAATTAAAATTAAATTTTGTTTTATAAATGTATGCGGGAAACGCATCTATTCCCTCCATGAAATGATATTCATCGGGGTATTGAAAATCCATAATTTAGTTGCTCACAATAATATTTATCTACCGTTTACCACCGCCCATATCCTTAAGCATCTTCTGCAACTCTGCTGTACTACCAACAAACATAGCATTATTAGTGACCGTCTTAGGTCCTTTCTTTTCTTCGTCAAGATCTTTCATTTTCTTATGGAGATCCTGTAGTTTCTCAGTCATGTCTGCAACGTGCTTCATTGCCGCTACAGCGACTTCATATGCTCTTGGGTGCCCTGACTCCTGAGCAACCTCTAAAGCGCCTCTGACCGCCTCCTGACCCTGATCTATGAGTGAGTACAATTCACCACGGGTATACTCATAGTCCTTTGTACGGTCATCCTTATCCACCTTAGGAGGAACTGGTTTACTTGGTTTGCTTTCTACAACCTCAGCATCAATGTTGAGGATGTCTTCCATGTTTTCTTCTAAACTCATAAGAACTCCATACCTTCATTGAATCCAAAGTCATCGGATGCAGTTACAAACTGATCATCCGCAGCATCAACTTGTCCGTCTTGGTTATAGTCAACTGTTGCCTTAGGTGTGTAAGACAATTCAACATGTCTCTTATTGACATTAAGATCGCCAATAGTTTCAATGACACGTGCCTTACGGATAACGTCTGCCTTGGTGTAAGGACCATAGATGTAAGACTTGGCAGTAAATGATAGAGTATATGTAATAGACCTTCTTGTAGTGAAGTCATCTTCCCAATCGTCTTCCATATTCACGCTGTTCAAAACAAACGCAACATCTCTAATCTCATCCATGTCTGGAATGAACTTAATACTAACGTTCAAGGATGGTTGAAAGAACGGAAGAATTTGTTCTAAGATCTGCAGACCATCGTCTTGGGACTTAGCAATGATGCCAACTTCAAACCCAATGTTATATGGAACAGGAACGTATTGAGTTCTTACTTCATTCCCATCGTCGTCAATTACTGCTCTATATTTTTGTGTTGCTGCTGTCTTTCTTGTGCTATCGTAGTCAATACTTGACATCTCAAAATAAATTCTTGGTAGAGTGATTGCTACTTTTCTACCATCAGAGGGGTTACCCTGAAGTCTATAAAGAAACTTCTGTTTAGGACCATAAGCGAGAGGGACTTTTTCAGTCTCAATCGTTTGACCATCAACAGTCTTCTTCAATTCAATGTTGTTGAATAGTGTTCCGAAAGCGATTACTGTTTTCCTAACCGCTTCGTTATAAAATTGTGTTCCTAACATTAGAAGCTACCTGTAAAATTACCAAACTCACCGAAGGGGTTTCTTTCACCCCAGTCAATAATATCGTCCGCACCATCTTCTATTGATTGATTTTGATCAAACTCAGTGCTTGTGTTATTAATAGTTGAGAATGTTCCTAGTGTATATATCGCATTAGATTCAACGCCTCTGATGAGATCGCCATCTAAGAAGTTGCCAGTGCGATTCATTACTTCTAGGGTATAGTCAACTCCATTCCAATCTGCAACCTCAGCGATTGTTGCGCTATCTAGATCAAACATCTGTGCTCTCTGACCGCTAGTAACGGTCTCAGTGTATGCATTAATTACATACTTCAGATTTGCTGAGTCATAATAAAAATGTCCTGGCACAGTTGTTGCATCCGTGCCATTAAATGTATAGACATAGGAGATTCTACTATCTTCAAATTTCCAATAGTAGTATTTTTTCTGTGTAGTAGTTGCATAGTTAGGATCAAACCCACCAAGTGCAGTTACTTCAATGACACCATTAGATGATGTCCATGTTCTACTACCACTCTGTTGTACCATTCCACCGATAACAACATGCTCATCTTTAATAAACTGAACTGCTTCTGGTGGAGCTTCAATAGTTAGTACGGGTGGATTTGCTGGACTATATCCAACTCCAGGATTTACAACAGACAATGACACTACACCACCATCTTCAATAGTAGATTCAATAATACCACCTGTTCCTCCTCCACCCGTAATACTTACAGAAGGTGCCGTATTATATCCAGTTCCCGCTAGCGTTACAGTTGCTCCAGATATACCACCGCTAGAATCAACGGCAATTGTTCCAGTTGCTTGCTGTCTGGTAGTAAGACCAAGATTAAGGGTTGTGATGTTACTGAAATCTCTTTCAATATCGTCAATCTCGTCAATTCCTGTGTCAAACTTGTCTGCTCCTTGCTCGTAGAGCTCAGCAGTAAGAATATAAAAATACTGTTTGCCCAGTTGGAAGAATGGTTGTTCTCGTTCAACGTATTTGATTTCGTAAATATCTTCTGTTAGAGGATAATAAACTAGATCGCCTTCGTTAGGTCTACCATCTACTGATAAATTTAAAGCAGGGTTAGCAGACTGTTCCCATCGTCTACGGGAAACAACGAAAGTAATTTCATCGGTGATTCTCAGTCCGAACTTACTAACAAATTCTGAACCTGCACCAAAACCTTCTACATTAACCAACATCATTTCAATCATATAACTTTGATTGAATTCTGATTGGATAACTTCTCCAAGAGTTTTATCTTTTATGCTGACTCTAGGTATATAAAATACATCAGCACCAAACAACTTGATTTGCTCGTCCACGAGATCTTGTACGAGATTCTGTTCGGTTCTGTTACCGCCATTTTGTGGGAAGTAAACCTTTTTCATCCGATCATATCCATGGGGGGCAATTCATACGTGCTACTGGATTTCTCCATTAGCAAAGCAATTTCTTTTTCTGCATCATCATATAACTGTCTGCCATTCATACTGACACCACCAGGAAGTTGGATACCATTGAATTTAATTAAGTTCTGTCCCCATTGACGCTTGATCAATGCAGTGGTATATTTCTTGACAAACGGATCGTTATAGACTTGAGTAAACGTTTCAGGATCAAGTGCTCTATAGCAATCAATAATCACGAATACATCTTCATCAAGCATGTCTTTACCGACATCTAGATATAATCTATCTTGACGTTGATTAAATCTATACTGAACAAACGATCCATTGTTCAAAACCATGTCAATAGTTTCCATCCACTGCTTAACCATATAATAGTTAAGCATGTCAAGAGAACCGACCGCATATAGATCGTTTAGAAAGATTTGATATTCAATACCAAATAGATTGTTTCTAATTGCATTACTTGCAAGTCCAAAAACTCTAGAGATACCCATGACATGAGGTGGGATATCAATGTATCTATTTCTTTCTTCCCAATCAGTTCCGTTGACCGTAGTTATAGTATCGGAAGTTTCAAACTTTGTTTCATCTGCAGCAGTAAACAGATGCTTGAGATACATATGCTCAACACCATCGTAATGACGCTCTCTATAATACTGCAAAGCATCATCAATGGCGTCATCAACCTGATCGTCATCTACGTTGATTTCCAGAACTGGGAACCCTAATTGTCTTAAACAGTAGTCCCTTAGCTCGGACCTGCTAGAAGGTTGAGCCATAAAAAAATACCCCTAGTTTCCTAGGGGTATTTATAATTCCTAATGGCGATCAGAAATCTAGTGTTACTCCTGCCATATGTGAAGTGCTCCAATCTTCATCCCATACCTCCACTTCTTCAAGTGTTGGATTACCAGCGAGGAAAGTTTCAAACTCAGCTTCTTTAGCATTGTTAGCATCTCTCAAACCTTGTCTGAATTGTGCAACCTTTAATCTTCTGGTAGTAACACCTTCAAGTAAATCTTGCTCTTCAGCTCTTTCCATCCTCCACATTTGGAGTTCTAGATTCTCCCACACCTGAGTTTTAATTCTGTCCTTTTTATGTGCAATATGATATTGTCTTCTAGCTTCCCTTGCTTCTTCTGCTAACAAAATATTTTGCTCAGCAAGAGTTTTCCCTGGGAATCTCATTACAACAGATGTTTTATCATCTGAAAGAGTTAATGATTCAATCGTCTCAGTAGAAAGATCTAGATCATACTCAAGAATAACACTTGGTTCATCAGGAGTCTCACCCTCTAGAGGGTGAGTCTCATAAACACCAATTACTCTATATTCACCTGCGGGTGTGGTTGTGAAGTGTAAAAATGCCATTGGTATCTTTTATCCTATTTATTCTGTGAACTGAGTACTGAACAGTGATGTATTATATAGTGCAGGGACGATCGTAGGATATCCAGTGCTGTTGCCAGGAGTATCTAGTAACCATGTAGACCAGTTGTTATCCATTTGAGACCAATTATCTCCATTATTATGTTTAGCAAACATATTTGGCATTTCATAAACTTGGAAATAAAGACCTGGATCATCCTTGTTATGAGAATATGACCAGAACATATTGTTCTTACCAATTGGACATGGTTGTCTGCCATGATTACTATCTGTATTGTAGAAACGACCCCACTTACCATCAGAAACTCTGATGCAAATCCAATAAATTCCAGATCCGTAATAGTACGATGGACACCATGCCCAGAAGTATTCACCGTCACTGGATACCTGCCATCTAGAACCAAATCTACCATCGGTTCCTTGCTCGTAACCATAGCTAGTTGTCCAGCTTTGTTCCCAAACACGTCCTTGGTAATTTCCACTAGCATCCCATTGCTCTAGACATGCTCCCCAACTAGGAAGCATAGTAAATGTAAATACCTGTCCATCATCGCAAATTACTGGTTGAGTTCTATATCTAGATTCCTCAGTACCAGAATACTCATTATACAATCTAGTATTTGCTCTTTCATAAACGGTATACTTACCATTATTACTAGATGGATTAAAGAAGTCATAAAGAACACCACTATTTCTACTATATGCATTATATGCTTCACCACTACCAATAGCATGGTCTGGTGTATAACTTCCAGATAAAGCATATGCTCTTAAATCTGGAGCATTGTGGAATACTACTGGTTCATGCTTTCCCTCACCATTGGTATGCATGATAAGAACTTTTTTAGTCTTGGCGTTGTAGCACATCCCGCCATGATGACAATCTTGAGAATCTGCACCTTTATTTTGTGCATTATAAGTAAAATAATCTCTACTAGTTGATCTGCTGTTATAGTAGATAGCAGTACTTCTTTGTCCAAGTCTAATATAAGAACCAGAACCAGTTCTTTCTGACCACCACGCCCAGTCTTGGTTAATATCACCAACGATTACGTTATTATCTCTAAAACCTTGTGGGTTGTAAGATTGTCTTGAAGGATCTCCATATAACCAACCAGCAGTTTTAGAATACTCTGTAATTGAAGGTTGGAAACAGTGTCCTAGATAACCTACATTACAAGTATTAGAACAACACTCTGAGTTTGATGATGGGTGTGATGTAGTCTCTCTATATTGATTACCCGCCCACTCATTCATAAATTCAGGAGAATAACTACTATAAGTCCTGTATCTATTATAAGCATAATCACCATCACCTTGGTGTTGTGCGTAGCACTCTAGATCATGGTCAAAAGCAATCCACCCACCACCATACACATTGTATTGCATGGTAAATACCGAGAAAGCAGGTTGCTTATATGGGTTCTCAGTTTTTGAATTAACCGTTGCTGGTTTAGTCGTAATTGTTCTTGCCATTATTGAATCTCAATGGTGGTGTTCTTTCTTGATATAATTATTTATCAAAATCCTGCTGGATCAAAAGCATCAACTTCTTCTTGAGTAGTTAGTGCCTCTAACGCAGCGACATGATTATTATTAGCAACTCTAATTGCTTCTCTTTCTGCATAATAAGCTGCCATGGCATTTGTATTACCATTAATTAAATCAAGATCAGTTGCTTTATCTTTCTTCCACTTCATCTCCTTCAATCTTTCATTGCAATGATCACCAATCAATCCTCTTTTATTTGCCTTGCAAATATCAAAATGGAGTGTTGCTTTTTCTTGAGCAATAAGATCTCTTTGTTCCTCAAGTGTTTTTCCTGGAAACTTTCTAACTAGACTGTTTCCATCGTCAGACAATTTAAATGCAGCTGCAAAATCAGCAGATGCATCAAAATCTGCTACTTCAAAAACTCTATTTCCTGGTCTACCAGGATCGTTTAAACAATCCTCGGTAGACTCATAAGGTCCGATAACATCGTTATCTTGGGGTCTGTAAACTAGAAATGCCATTGCTTTAATTATTCAGGAACGGAAGGGACGTGTGGAAGATCTGGACTAAACAAAGATGTATCATACATGCAAGGAACAATAGTTCCATAAGAAGTACTATAAGTTCCTGGTTCAAAGTGATATGCAAGGTAATGATTATCAATACTGAATGAGTCACCATCATTGCGTAGTGCAAATTCTTCATCCAAATTGATAGTACGAATTCTCATACCAGCGCCACCATCAGTGTTAGCACTATAATGAACACCCATACTACATTTACCGATTGGGAATGGATGTCTACCATGAGAACTGTCTTGAATATGTGTATGCAAGTACTTACCATCAGAAACTCTGATAACATACATCTGCATTCCACATCCATAATAATAGGAAGCGCAGAAGAACCACAAGTATCTACCATCACTAGATACTTGCCATCTTCCACCATACTGGTGTCCTTGCTCAACTCCATAAGAAGTTGTCCAACTCATTCCGTGAGTCCTTGATGAACCAGATTCATAGCTTCCATTTGCATTCCAACGCAAGAGTGATGCACCCCATCCTGGGTTCATTGAACAAATAACTACCTTTCCGTTATCGCATAAGACAGGAATTGGTCTGTAACGCGATTCGTCAGTACTGCTGAGTGAATTATATGGAGAGAAACTACACTGATCATATGTTGTTGCATTAGCAGTGTTATTGAAGAAGTCATGAACTTCACCAGAAGAATCCGTATTGTACGCACTCATCTGATCAGACCATTGATTGTTTCCTTCAGATGCAATCTTTCTAAAGTCTGGAGTATTTTCGTAAATAATAGGTTTAAAGAAACCGTCTGATGTAGTGTAGGTAACCAGAAACTTATTCTGTTTCTTGTTATAACAACCACCGCAGTAAGTAGAACGATAGCTAGTACCATCCCATGTTCTTGGGATGAATGATCTAGTTTTTCTGAATTGATTATGACGTAAGTGATAGTATTGAGTTGCAGATCTTTGACCAATCAAAAATTCTTGATTGCCATCACCTTGATACACATAGAACAATGCATAGTCTTGATGAGTCTCACCTACAATGGGAACACAATCTCTAAAGGCATATGCTCTATATGAAGATCCATTATCACGACCAGCAGTCAACCACGCACCGACGTTACCACCTCTAGAACTACTAGAACCATGGTTTAGGTGACCTAGGTATCCAACAGTAAAAAGGTGGGCGTTATACCAACCACCGTTGGAACTGGATGCCTCATTAGACTGAGTACTGCTATAGCTGTTACTAGATTCAAAGAATTCAGATGCTGTTGTTGTATGCGACCTGAATGATCCATACGAACTAGATCCAGTTCCATGGTCCGCAGAAATAATCTGCATGTTATGATCATACTGATAATATCCAGCACCATGTGAGTGGTTACAAGCGTATGTTGTAAAACATGGTTGTGAATATGGGTTAATCGTTTTCTGCTGTGTCGCAACATCAGCAGTAGTTATTCTACGAGCCATTGGTTGAGATTCCTATCTATGTTATCAGTTTCCGTCAATGCCGAACGAGACAGCAGAAACACCTGCTGCATTTGCATATACTTGAATACCATTTGAGGTATCTAGAACAATACCTGTTCTTTCTAAAACACCGTTTGCAGGAAGGCTAACATCATATTCAATGTTGTCAGCGTCAGCTACAGTAGTGCTTGCTGCAATAGCAATACGTACTTTAACATTAGCTGCAGTTCTGTTAACTAGGTTAACAGTACAGACTTTAGTTCCAGCTGTAGGTGCGGGGACAAGTGTTGTCCAAGTAGAGGCGGATAAATCCGCCTTTCCATATACTCCTGATGCCATTTCTTAATTCTCCTTGTGGTGATCGGACTTTAGAGTGTTGTGACTATTTATAATCACATTGCTGCTATGAAGTACCCAATAGCAGTAACTGATTGAGTAGCATTAGCAATTGCTGTTTTGACTGCCAACTGTGTTGGAATGTTAGAATCTGAAGCAGATCCACCACCAAGAGTTCCATCGGTGTCAAAAGTCTTACCAAGAACTGCGGAATCAGTCAAGACGGTAGTACCGTCAATCATGAATACCTTACTTGCTTGTAGATCTAAGTGCTCAGAAACTTTCCAAGCATCATTAGATGCCTGCCAAGCGATTGACTTATCATTGCCAGCTTTTAGTGTGATACCACCGCCGTCAGCTGTGATATCTGAAGGACCACCAGCACTGAATGAAGCACCAGTTGCACTACCACTGCCTTGGAATACAGCACTTAGAGTAACTGTAGTTCCTGATACAGAAGCGACTGTATACGAACCAGACATGGTAACTGTACCGCCACCACCAGTTAGTGAGATAGCAACTCCTGGTGCTAAGTTTGTGGTGTCACTGACGTTTGTGATGTCAGTATCACCAGCAGCGATATCACCAGTGAAAGTTCCAGAAGCAACAGTACCGAGTTCAATGTTACGATCTTTAGAAGTAACAGTGACAGAAGCAACTGTTGTAGTGGATCCTTTAACAGTAAGGTTACCACCGATAAGGAAGTCAGAGTCAACACCGCTTAGGTTGTTGACATAAGTAACGACTGCTGCCTGAGTAGGAACTTTCTCGTTACTGTTCTGCGCCATCGTGCCGTCAGTTGAGAATTCGTTAATAGAAGCACCCAACTGAGCACCAATAGAACCAAGTCTCAAACTTGATAGACCAGACAAGTCAAACGCGGAAGCATCTAGAGTTGCTTTACCAGTTGCCTGTTCAACTCTGAAGTACTTACCAACTGCGAAGTTACCATCTTGGTCCGTGGATACGTAGTAAACACGACCTGGGCGGTCTTCATCAGTCTCGTATGAAGGAATGTTTGGCGATAAAGGTAGACCAGGCCAATTAGTATTTGCCTTACTTCCAGTACCAACGTCTAGGAAGTCGTGAGCAGTTAGTCTAACCTGCGAATAACGATAGCGAATCTTAAAGTCTTGACCGTCACCAGCAGCAATTACTTTTTCGTCGGCGAATAGTAATGTTGTGATACCAGTAGTATCAGCAGTTACTGCAGAGACAAGGAAGAATTCATTGTCAATCTTGACATAATCATTTGCCTCAAAGTTGAGGTCTGCACGCTTGATACGGAGGAATGTCTGAGCATCGGTTGCATCTTCAATCAGTTCATCCTGAGAAGTAACCTTTGTCTGATAAATTGTTACCGCATCACCTTGTGCGTGGTTTTGTGCAATCGTTCCGTCTTGTGCTCTAGCAACTTCAATCTGGTCTGCAGCGATAATTGCCACAACCTTAAAGAGTTCCTGGTTAACAACAACGTAACCGTTTGCAATCATTCCAGTAACACTATCAACACCCATGATGTATGGTGCTTGCTCAGTACCTGTTGAGGTTGAGTTGATAGCACCACTCAATGTGGTTGTTACAGCAGTTGCGTTCTCTGGATAATGGGTAATAGATGTAGTACCTTCATGAGCTGCTGCAGTAGATCCTAGAGCACCTCTATTAACGGTTAGAGAACCTCTGCCATCTGGAGCAGTGTAGCTGGAGTTAGAGATAACGTATGAACCAGCATCGTTATTAACTCCATTGTCCTGCATTTCAACAGAACCACCCTGGTCAGGACCAGCAGCAAGATCAACAACAGTAAGTACGAAACCTTTCTGTCCAGTAACTGCATCAGTGTTATTAACGAGAGTTACATATGCAGATGAAGTTTGTCCAGTGACAGTTTCACCTTGTACAAAGGTTCCCTTAACTGGGAAGTAGTAAAGGTAACCAGAAGGTGACTGATCGCTGATCAATTCACCAACTGCACCTGAAGTACCACCGATGATTCTTTCACCAGGAGTAAATCCACCATCTTTAGCAGCACCAGGGTTGAGTTCTAGGCGACCACCCTTGACCTTACCATCAACGGTAACTTCATTAGCGTCAAATCCTCTAGATATGCAACCATACTTACCGTAGGAAGAGTTACCAGAAACAGCACGAATTCTACCACCTCTTGTAGAGGTGTAAGAAATGTGGCAATAATAGGTGAAGGAGGAGACAATCTCAGTTGCAGCACCTCTAGTTACATAGAAACCAATACCACCATCAAGGATCTGGGTGTAGGAGTCAAACACCATTGATTTGTTTGACTTGGTTGCGGTGTTATCGTACTTCTCATGAGTACCACCATCAAGAACAACACCTACAGCAGCACCACCGATAGCGGCACAGTTCTGTACATAAGGTGACTTGGTAATTGCAGAGTTTGGATTGAGTCTGAAGTAGACACCTTTGAGGGTTCCATGATCAGTGTTCTTATCATCTGGACCATAAGGAACGAATCCAGACATGCCTTCAAATACCATATCCTTAACGGTATTATGTGAAGACAGGAAGAACATAGTGGATTCCTGGTTAGGAATGCCAGAAGCAGTTGTGATAGCTCTATATCCATCATCATTAGATCCAGTTTGCATGGATCCTGCAAGGATAGAACTAGCTGCTAAATCACATAGAGTTTGTACCGCAGCAGTTTGAGTTGCACAGAATCCTGGATCTTGAGTAATTGTACTATCAATTACTTGAGTTTCATTGTTTCCAGTTGCTGTGGTTACGGTTTCGTTTTTGACAACTTTAACTGCATCTACTTTTAACAGATCAATAAGTAGTTTATCTTCTGCAGCAACACCAGTAATAGCTGTACCACCAATTACACCAGAAGCATATGCGTGAACTTTGTCATTACCACCAGATCTAACGTTAGCTCCTAGAGCATCAACAAATAGTTCTAGTCTAGCTCTAACATCTGGACCAGCACCACTTGGGTTTGAACCTTGTCCTGCAGCAAATTCATAATATGCTTGGTGAGCAAGGAAAGTTCTGTTAGACTTCAATAACTCATTAGCATCTGCAGATGAGTTTGAAATTGTATTTGTCCAAAGATCGGAATTATTCCAAGTACCACCACTTACCTGTAGAATAGTAACTACATTAGATTCCGACTCTAGAATTCTTGCGGTCTTTGTTCCAGCTTTATTTGAAACAAGATCTCCATACTGGAAGCTATCAGCAGCAGTTGCTAGTGTTAGATTTTGAGTATTGGAGTTAAAGCCTGCCTTAGGCTTAATCATTGAAGTTCTTAGGTTGTCACCTACAAGAGAGACAAACTCAGGAACTACAATAGGAAGTGTCTCTTCATAGACACCTGCTTTAATGTAGATTGCAATTGGATTCGTTGCAGAAGGTGCATCCGCACCAGTTAGCATTGCAATATGATCGCAAGCATAACGTAAAGAACCAAATGCTCTAGAGATTGATCTACCGCTGTTTGAATCAGAACCTTCTTTGGTTACGTAGTAAACAGCATTAGATACATTGTTTGTTTCCCATCTTGGTAGAATTGGAGAACCACCAACTGTTAGAACCTGACCACTTGCTTCGCGGAGTTCCGCTGCAGTTGCAGTATTTGGGTTTGCTGGTAGAGCAATTCTGTTAATACCAGATGCAGACTGATAGAGAAGGTCACCAGTCTCTTGTAGTACCTGAGCAGCGTCACCACCCTGGGAGACGTAGTTCCAATAAACTGCATTAGTATCAAGTTCTGGAGCAGTTGCTGCACCAGTAGTATTGGATCTAATACAAATGTAGGAGTTACCGTTTCTGTTAACGACATCACCTAGTTGATAAACGCTAGCATTGTTCCATGCAGCGTTCCAGTTCAAACCTTCAAGAACTAGATCCCAGAATCTTGTGTTAGTTGGGTAAGGGATATAAGCAATAGTACCGCCAGTAGCACCAGCAGTTTCAGTGCTTTCAATTGTAAACCCAGTAGTTGTACATGCCTTAACACGGAAAGAAGTGTTATACTGAGCAGCAGATGTACCAGCAAGGGTTACTAGGTCACCAACACCAAATGGTGCGGCAGGTTGAGCAGCACCAAATACAACGGTTACTTCGCTACCGTCGCCGCTGATGCTAGCAATTGCGTATGACTCGGGAGTAGTGGTTACTTTACATGAGTAAGTATTACCACCATACTTGACAAGGTTACCTGGCTCATAGACTTCAGAATCAACGAAGTCACCTTGTGGTGAGAAACCAGTTGTAAGGACCTTCCAATATAGTTCGTCTGTATTTGGTGCTACGTTCGTAGAGTTTTGCTGCGCTACGTAGGTGTAACCACCAAATGTTACAATGTCACCTTTCTGGTAGACAGTTGCAGAGGACCAAGTATCTTCAAAGTTCAGACCTTCAGAATATACTGCCCACTTAGAGAAGTCAAAACTAGCAGGACCGACGTGCGCTGTGGTACAACGATATACGGTGTTGCCATACTTGACAAGATCGTTCAGAGCATACCAAACACTAGTAGTTTGATAATCTCCACGATTTCTAAGACCTTCCGTATGGAGATCCCAGTACGCTAAGTCGGTAGAATAGAAAGAATTCTCCGAAGCTGCGGAAGTGTGATTGGTGGTACAGACATAAGCGTTTGCACCGTACTTGACGATATCGTCAATGACGAAATCAGTGGACGCCGCCCAATCACCGCGCCACTTAAACTTCAGTCTGCCGAGTCTAAAATCTGCCATTTTTTAATCCTTACTTAGGTCCTTGAGTAGTGTGATCATATTCTTTATTTAGTCTTGCGACTAAGTAACCATCATCGTCAATAAAATAGGTCAAACGTCTGAAGTCAAACCTGAACTGTTGGTATTTATCATCAGGATCGTTTGAATATTGTCTAGCAACATTAGGTGTTGCAAGAACATATTCTTCGCCCTGAAGAAAATCGGTATATTCTTCGCCATCAGTTCTATGGAAATCAAAGACATCATCTTCTGTAGATCTCGCTACAGTATAATGAAGCATACCATCTTTATCTCTGCGGAGAGCGTGTACGGTAAAGTCATTTGAGTTTGCAACAGCTTGTTCTTGTGTTGCGGTACTTGCGCTGAGATATAAACTCATGCTAAGATCCTCCAGTAAGTTCCGTCCCAGATAAACTGAACATATAAACCAGCTACATCCAATACAAATGTAGAGTCAATGTTTCCGAATTTGTTCAGAAACTTCTGTCCATTAGTAGCTGTTAACGTAACATTATTTATAGCCCACATTCCTTTGAAGTCAACGACTTCAATCATATCTCCAACGTGAGGAACTACTCCCGCTGATTCAAATGGCATCGTTAGAGATAGCGTACTTGCTGTAGTATCAATGAGATATCTAAGTCCGCTTATCAAACCTTTGTTTGTATTGACGACTTCCCATCTTGCTCTTTGGAGTTCAAAACCTCCAATGTCACTACCATCATGTACAACCGCTGTCTTTTTATCGGTATCTACCGTAATCTCAGCTAACGCACCTGTAAACAGAGCGTGTTCGGAAGTCGTGCCTTTTCTAAATTGTACCTGAGTGGTCATTATTAGCGCACAGTTTTTCTAAGAGCTATTTATAGAATTAAATCATCCAGACATATGCACGCTGTGGTTGGAACAACTGGACTTGTACAATTGCGAATCCATTAACCTTGATAGAACCGCTTGCAATATAAGGAGCAGGTGCGAACGCTTCATCTCCGCTGAAGAATCCGAACAATGTTCCAGATCCAGCATAAGCACGGACTCTAGTGATTGCACCAATGCCAGCGACATCAATCTTGACAAATGGTTGTTCTGCGAATGTGAGTAGAGGATCGCCAGAAGTTCCTTGTAGAGTGAACTTGCCAGGAGTTCCAAATTCTCTTGTCGTAAGTTTCTCGGAAATTCTTTCTCCGTGGAAGGAGAAGAGAAGATTTCTTTCGTCTGGGTTGACAGTAAGAGATTCCGCTGCACCAGACAGAGTTGGGATAGTACCAAATCCAACGAAGTCTCTTGCTCTTGTGGTGTGTGCATCTCCACTGATAGAGATTGTTCCCTCTCCAGTGTGTGCAAATCTGACCAGGACACCTGCTTCTCCAGATGCCTTGAATAGTCCACCCTGACTGACTTCTCTTGCAGTTGTATTTTCTGTTCCTGCTCCAGTGAACGAGAAGAGCATTTGCTTCTCGTCTGGATTGAACGTAACAGATTCTGCCGCACCAGATAGTTTTCTGAGTGAACCAGAACCAACATGTAGTACGGAGATTTTGTTGATAGAATCTCCAGAGACCTTGAACAGAACTTGTTCTGTCTGTGGTACAACTCCAGCAGATTCTGCTGCTCCACCAAATCCGAAGAGTGAACCAGTACCAACAATACTGCGATGAGTGGTGAAGAATACCTTGCCACTGATCTTTGTCTGAACAAATGGTTGCTCTGCGAATGTGAGTAATGGATCTCCAGATGTACCAGAGAATGTAATTGTTCCGCCTTTGCTGATTTCTCTGACGAGAACTCTTTCTGTACCTTCTCCGATAAACGAGAAGAGCATTTGCTTCTCGTCTGGATTGAAGGTAACGGATTCGGATGCACCAGATAGTTTTCTGAACGATCCAGAACCAATATAATTTGGTACGAATCTTTCAAATACATCACCAGATACCTTAGCAGATCCAGAACCTGTATATACTGCAGAGAAGATTTCTTCACCATCTCCAGTGATATCAATCTCAACTTGTTTGACCTCAGCAACACTGAAGGATTCGGATGCTTCTCCAGTGAAGGAGAAGAGCATCTGCCTCTCATCAGGATTAACGGTGATAGATTCAGCAGCACCATTGATAGCAAAGATATTACCAAATCCAACATTGTTGGGAACGAATCTGATGAATACCTCACCAGAAACTTTCAGGTTAACAAGTACTTCTGGTGATGCAGCGAAGGATTCGGATAGACCACCGATTCCGAATAGAGTACCAGAACTAAATTCAACAACAGATGTAGTCTCTGCAATTCTCGTTCCTGTAAACGAGAAGAGCATTTGTCTCTCTTCTGGATTGAACGTAACAGATTCTGCCGCACCAGATAGTTTTCTGAGTGAACCAGAACCGTTGTGTAGTAGACTGAAGTTTGTCTTCGCTTCGCCACTGACTGGGATAGTACCAGAAACAACCCAAGATGGTTGCCAGTCAAAGGTCTCAAAGTCAGATAGCGCACCTCTGCGAATTCTGATTGCTTTCTGAATACCGAAGTAATTCTCGGTATGAGTCTCGCTTCCTTCTCCAGTGAAGGAGAAGAGCATTTGTCTCTCTTCTGGGTTGACAGTGAGAGATTCGGATGCACCAGAGAACTTCCTGAATGTACCAGTACCAACAACACTTGGAACATAATGAGTTTTGGCAACTCCAAATACAGAGATTGTACCGAATGGTTGCTCTGCAAATGTGAGAATTTCTGGTTCTGTAGTTCCAGAAAGTTTGATCTCTGTTCCTTCTTCTGGTGGATTTGCAATAAATGCTTCTTTGAGTTCTCCAGTAAAGGAGAAGAGCATCTGTCTCTCTTCTGGATTAACAGTAAGAGATTCGGAAGCACCAGCAAACTTCCTGAGTGTACCAGTACCAACAAATGCTCTGGTTCTATCAGTATCTGCAACACCAGAAACTTGAATTGTTCCTGTGGTGACATAGTGGACAAGTACACGCTCAACCAGATTGTTAAGTGTGAATAGACTACCTGTTCCTGTGTAAGGAACGGTAAAGCTTTCTGTGAGAACACCAGATAGTTTGATATCTGTGGTAATATCTGGTGGGTTGAACGATACCGCTTCTGCTGCACCGTTGATTCCAAACAGTGAACCGAATCCTGCAAACGCTCTCGTTCTTGGAGTTTCTGCAATACCAGAAACTGGAATTGTACCTTGAGATACCCAGGAAGGTTGCCAGTCGTAGGTAACAAATCTGCTGAAAGGACCAGGGGATACTTTGAATAGAAGTTGTACTTCGTCTGGTGAGTATCTGACACTTTCGGTAGCACTGGAGAATCCAAATAGGGATCCACCACCAAATGTACGTAGAGCAAATGGAGTTTCTGCAACACCTCTGACTGGAATTGGTGGAGAGATATTGTTCCATTGAGGTGGAACAACAATGAATGCGTCTCCAACAATCTTGATGACTGTACTCTCTGTGAATAGAGAAGTGTCGCGAGAATACTTCTCAACCAGAGTTCCTCTGAGAGTTCCGATACTACCGAAGGGACATACAAGACCAGTGGTATCAAGAATATGTCCGTAATCTGCAAATCCATCTTGTGGATCTGATACATCTTCGTAGTCTGCAAATACTGTTGGTACAGTTGTAAATGCAGGTAAAGTATATGTTACGCCTGGGTCAACTGATAAGGTTGAACCTTGAGTGACTCGTGTACATCCAGTTGCTGCTGTCGTATCTGTACTGATAGTTCCATCAACATCAACACAAACAACAGCTGCATTGGTATCAACAATTCTGCCGTAATCAAGTTCTGGTTGATCAATGCAGAGATCCATACTATAGACTTCAGTATGCTTCTCTTCGGATAGCTCACTAAGTTCTGGTTTCTTAGAGCAGAGACTAATAAATCCAGTGGTCTCGTATGCATATTGAACCCTAAGATCTCCACCGCTGATTGCGAATAGAGAACCAGAACCTTCATGTGCAAGACGAATTCCTGGATCTCCAGATGTACCAACGAATGTGAAGATTGGTTCTTCGGTTGGTGGGACTGAAGTAGTAGACTCTGCTCCGCCAGAGTATGCAAATAGACTTCCTGTTCCTGTAATTCCAACAGTAATACCAATTCTAGATTCACTAACAAATCTGAATAGACCGTCGCCAGGTTGTAGTAGACTGAAGTTAGTCTTAGCATCTCCGCTAAGTTTGATCCCACCACTACCAATTTCACTAGCAAATAGTGGAGAGATTGCAACACCACTAATATCAATAAATCCACGACCCTGATAATTTGGTGTAAAGCTTCCAATGCCAGTACCGAAGATATCAATCTCACCGTAGATACATGCAGGCAATCCTTGTCTTGGAGTTCCAAGGATATGACCGTGATCAACTAGAGGCGAAGCGTTCTCTGCAACGAATCCATAATCCAGAGTGGAAGATGGAACTGTGTATTGAGGAGTAATGGTGTAGGTAACACCTGGGTCAACCGCTAACGAATTGAGTACCTTGGTACATCCAGTTGCAGATGTGGTATCTGTAGAAATAACACCATCAACATCAACACAGGAAACTGCATTTGGATCAATAATAAATCCATAATCTGGTTCGGTAAATGGTACAATGGAACTACAGTTGTAACTGTAAACCTTGACTTCCTCAAGATTATTGAATCCGAAGAGTCCACCAGAACCAACGTAATCATATACAGTTCTTTCAACCGCAGTTTGTAGAGTGAATAGGACACCACTACCAACCCAGTTAGGATTGAAGGCAAACGATCCTTCTCCATTGAAAGAGAATAATAGATCTCTTTCGTCTGGATTGACAGTAAGAGATTCTGCTGCACCACCGAGAGTTGGAATAGATCCATCACCAAATATACCAACACCGATTCCAATCTGAGATTCACTATGGAATCCGAATAGACCATCGCCAGGTCCAAGAAGACTGAAGTTGGTAATTGAATCGCCACCAAGTTTCCTGATGGTTCCTGAACCAAATACCGTAACGTCAAGAGGAACTCTACCTTCACCGAAGAGTCTGATGCCACCTTGAGATATCCAGTTAGGTGCAAGACTATTGACAGCTGCACCTGTAATATCAATATGACCGTAAATACATCCTGGCAATCCAAGACGTGGAGTGCCAAGAATATCTCCAAAGTCTGCAAGAGGAGATGCGGGAACTGGTACTAATCCATAATCTAAGATATTGGATGCAATAGTATTCTGAGGTCTTACTGAGTAAGTAACACCTTGATTAACTGTTAACGAATTGAGTACCTTGATACATCCAGACGTTGTTGTTTCACTCGTAGAAATAACACCGTCAACATCAACACATGCAATTGCTCCTGTGTTGATAATAAATCCGTAGTCGTTTTCTGGGAAAGGAACGATAGAACTGCAGTTGTAATCGTATACCTTTTTCTCTTCAAGATTATTAAATCCGAAGATTCTTCCAGATCCAACATAATCATATACAGTTCTCTCAACTGCAGTCTGAAGTGTAAACAGAACACCACTACCGACCCAGTTGGGATTGAAGGCAAACTCTGCTTCTCCAGTAAAGGAGAACAATAGATCTTTTTCTTCTGGATTGAAGGTGATAGATTCCGCAGCACCACCAAGAGTAGGAAGTTGTCCTTCTCCAGTAATACCAACTCCAATACCAATTAGAGATTCGCTGTGGAATCCGAATAGACCATCGCCAGGTTGCAACAATGCAAAGTTGGTGATAGAGTCTCCACCAAGTTTTCTGATGGTTCCTGTACCAAATACAGATACATCCAGAGGAACACTTGCTTCACCAGAAATTTTGCTGATGTATCCACGACTTGTCCACGTTGGATTGAATGCATATGCTGCACCATTATGTGGATCAAGAGTAAACAATCCGAATGGAATAAGATTGCTTGTCGTTAAGATGTGACCGAAGTCTACCTGAGGAGCTGCAGGGAATGTTACATCTCCATAATCAATGAAAGTAGATGCTGCATTAGCACCAAGACTTACACTATAATTCGTTCCAGGATCAACACTCGCAGTTGAATTTACCCGTACAATACATCCAGTAGATGTTCCAGATAATGTTCCTGTTACATCCTCAATATCATTAGGATTGCATATGGTTAGGTAACCATAGTCAACCTTAGAGAATGGAATAATACTGTTGTTAATGTAACACTCAGTATGCTTCTCTTCTTTTGTACTAGACAGTTTAAGTCCACCTGATCCAGCGAACGCATTTGTAGCGCGTTGCTGTCCGCCAGAGAAGGTGAATAGATTTCCGAATCCTGTTTCGTGTACAAGAGTAATATCTCTTGCAGCACCTGTGATCTTACCAAGATATCCGCGACTGGTCCATGTTGGTAAGAATGCATCGTCTGCACTTGCAATCGTAAATAGACTGCCTGAACCAAAGACACCAACACCAATACCGATAGGCGATTGTCCAAGTATGGAGGTAGTTCCCGCACCGTCGTGCTTGCCAGAAAATACCCCCAGACTTGTACCGCCAAGACCCTTGACTTTTCCGTCAACGATATAACCGTATACTGCTGGTGAAGTCTGTCTACCAAAGGTAAACGCAATACCCGTACCTTCGTATGTGTTAGTCGCCTTCCAAGACGCTTCGCTAACAACCTTAACAAATCCGAAGGGTTCTACAGTAGTTACATAAACAATTCTTCCACGATCTTCTACCTTAGCATTGAGATCTGAAATACTACCAAGATTTATTGTTGGCAGTGTTGGTGTATATGTGTAAGTATATGTAAGAGACTTGAAACCATAATGATCCCAGTTGTTGCCACTATGATCTGGTTGGATTAACCTAAACTGTGTTCCCGCTGTTCTCGCTACAGAAGGGATTGTAATCTCTACAGATTTTAAAGTATTGAATGTAGCGTCATTATATGCTACTACAGTATCAATAGAAGTCCATGAACTTCCATCATAATACTCTAAGTTTAAACTTTCTGCTACAATATCTGGATCTTCACCACCATTATTATCATTACCTCTGATTACTTCAAAGGTTAGTGAAGAATTAATATTGTTTGGTAAACTGAACTCTACTGTTCTAGGTTTATTTGTGCTGTTGAATCTAATATGTCTACCGATATTAAACCCACCAGTAGTACCTGTTCCTGTTCCAGTATCTGACAGGAAAGTATTTGATAAGGTGGCATTTAAACTATCAACATCAACAGTTTCTGTTGTAGTTACTGGAGTTGCATTAAATGATAACGTACCATAGTCTATCTCCGAATAGAAATCTATGATACTTGGTTCGTATACGTATGTTCTAGAAACATCCGCATTTACAAATTTCTTGAAACTTCCTGTGCCTATTACAGATACATTTACAGGAGGTGCATAAATGTTAGTGACAATACTTGCTGCACCAACAAATCTAGGAGATTCTCCACCTACAATTAAAATTGCAGTATTATTAGAGACACCTGTAGATCCAAAATCTGATACGGTGCCATAGTTTACATCAGAAATTCTTTGAGTCTGACGTTGTTGAAATAAAAACTTTGCTACTACTTCACTTGATAAGCTGCTTACATCATCATTCGCGTAGTCGCGAATATAATGTGAAAGTATTCCTCCCGACTTATAGGAATAAGAAGCCATAACGCAGCATTAAAAATGGGGATTGCAAAGCAACCCCCACAAAAAGATGACTAAAAATTGGGTCTCTAATATATAGGGTCAGTCTAGGCTGACATTTAGAGTAACCTTAATTTGGTCACCGTTGTTTTGAATAGCGTATGGACCATTCGTGAATCTCTCAGCAAAGAAGATGCTGCTGTAGAGAGTCGCGTCACCAGTGCCCTGTAGAGCAGGAGTTGTGGTGAAGGTTGAAGACGTTGGAGTCTCAAATACGGTGTAGTGTGCAGCAGGAATAGAGCTGCTGGAACCTTGTGCGATGTAGATAACATCACCAGGATTTAGGTTATGGTCAAGTGCCGAACCACCTGGGTCAGAAGTAACGATAGAGAAGTCAAATAGAACTGCGTCGTTACCGTTTGATACCTGAATGTTATCAACTAATAGTTCGCTTAGGTATACGCGAGGACCAATCTCACCAGTTCTGGTTTCAAAATCAATACCAACGATAGTTGTAGTTGCTGCAATACCATTTGGAGTTGCGGTCTGAGAAACTGCCATTCCGACAGTAAGGTTTTCAGCAACGTTAACTGCGAAAGTTGCAGTGCCAGAAGCAGCACCAGTAAGTGCTTTGTCTAGGTAAATGGTAGTTCCAGAGATACCAACAACACGGGTTTGTGCTGCAATACCAGTTCCAGTAACTCTTTGACCGACAGCAACGTTGGTTGCAGAGTCAACAGCAATCTCAAAAGTACCAGAAACACCTGCGGTAATGGTTGGAGTTACATCAACGTCAAGAAGGTTGATGTAGTTATTACCGATAACTCCCTTACAACCAGTCTTACTGATTTGAGCACCAGCAGCGACCGAACCGCCATCAACAACACCCTGTAGAGCAACAGGCATGTTGTTTGCACGAGAGAGGTAGTAACCGTAAACGCTACCAGCAGCAGAGGAGAAGGTGAAAACTTGCTCAGGGTAAGAAGCAGTTGTTCTACCGCGACCGAATGAACATGCAGTGGTGTTCATATCAGCAGTCAATTGCTGACTCAACTCAAGATCGGTTCCTTGGATATCAACGACATAGGTGTTTGTAGGAATACCAGCGCCTTCTGCGTAGTCTCCTTTCTTGATATCTGCGGCATCGTTAACAGCAATTGCATAGGTGCCTGCAGTTCCTGTAGCAGTTCTACCAGTTGCAACTGGGTTAACAGTAGTTCCGATTGTCCAACGGTTTCCGTTGAGAAGAATACCATACTGCTCAGTGAAGTCCTGATCTTCTTCAGTACGGTTGTTCTCTACTTCTGGATAACCAGTTGAAGGTGCGGTGCCATATCCAGATGCATTACTTGCATCATATGGTTCGTAGTAGTTCGCTGCCGATGGAACATCCGATTCAGCAGGAGTTGTGTTACTCGTGTATAGTTTTAGAACTAAGTTCCTGGGAATCTTATGAGTCGCGTTCAGTAGTGTACGTAGCGAATCAATTTCACCCTGGTCTGTGACTAGAAGTGCCATCTAAACGATCTCCTTGTGTGTTTCTTACCTATGATATTGTTATTTATACAAAGACTAGAGTGCTAGTTTCATGGAAACCATACACCTCTGTATATTTATAGTGTACACAACTTCAAACTGTAGGATGTCTCCAGCATTCAATGCCTTGTTCCAAGATGAAATTGTTGTATTAGTATTCTTTCTTGCTACGGAGTTATTCGTAATATCTCCTAGTTGTGGTCTCTCAGTACCACAGATAGACGCAAAATTTGGAAAGTTTGCATAGTCAACTTTTTTAATATCAAGTTGAATCTGTCCGTCTTGATCTCCAACTATAGTCCAGGATTGAATTTCTCCAGTTACATCTAATGTCATTTCTCCTTTAATGCCAGAAGACATAGGAGCAGATCCAGCATCAATAACAAAGTTAATTGTCCTTGTTAAATCAGCAGTTGTAGATAAACCTACAACGTAAACTGTATCTCCCGAACTTGGTGCTGTGGTAAAAATAATAGTTGTGCCACTGACAGTATAATCAATTCCAGGAACCTGAACTAATCCATTAACAGCAACAATTAACTGCTGATCATTGATAGGAGTATATGCATCTCCTGACTGATCAATTAATGGATAACCTGTTGTTGTACCATCAAATACCCAGTTTGTAACATCAAGAATTTCATTGCCATACTGAAGATACTTACTAGGAATCTCGTAGTTGACACCTACATTATACTTCTGTTGTGGTTCTGAAAGTACGTTGTAGTTTGATGACTTAACTGAAATATTATAGTTAGGCATCAGACAACTCCTGGGGTTACTTCTAAAATACCTTCAATAACTCTAGTTTTTATTCCCTGAGGGGACGTTAGTACAATATCGTAAACATAACGTCTGGGATCTAATGCCGATGTAGTAGCATTAGTCATTGAAATTTTTAAAATGCCATTGTATCTGTCAACAAATCCAACAACAAAATCTGTAGCACTAGAAGAATAATAACTACGACGCATCTTAGCTTCTGCTGTGTAACCAGTCAGATTAAGAGGAGTTGTGTTATCTTCGTTCTGAATGTTAAAGGTGGCATCAAAGTCCGTTCCTTTTTCCAGTAATAGATTTAGTGGGATTGCTGCCATGATGGAATTATTCTTCTTTAGTTTCTTCCTTTGTAAGAAGTTCTAGCGTTTCCAAACCACCAACCAGTTTAGTTTTATATTCTTTCAGTTTGGTGAGTTGCTCTTCTGCTTGAGCAATCTTAGTGTCTGCATCTTTCAGTTGACCTTCAAATTCAGACTTTAGAGTAGCGGGATCCATAATTATTAATCATAATGACACTATTATTTATGTGTCGGGTTTTATTCCCTTCCCTGTTGTTGTTTTCTCTTGTCTTCCATTTCCTCTCTTTTTCCTTTCTTTTCTGACATTAGAATACCCCGTTTTGATTACTATTTAGAATCCGTGGTGCAGGTAGAGATGCTGATGGAGGATGCCAAACACATGGCACATCTCCATAAGTTATATTTCCACCTTGGTCACCACCTGTTGTACTGTAATTTCGGAAATATGGAATTCCATATATTCCTCCATCAGGACCTAATATTGTAACTGGAAACCAGAATGTACTATCCCATAGTTCTCCATCCATTGATACTGGTAAAGGAATATATTTCCACGATGCATTTTCAGTATCAATTTCCACTACTGAATTATTTGCTGGCGAATTAAGATTATTGCCATCAATAAAAGCATAAATTTTACCGTTTGCTGCTAAAACTGCACCATCACATTGACTATCATCTTCATAACTATTACCACCACCAGGACGATCATTTCTTCCGAATATCGTAGAAGAACCACTTCCACTAACTGTTCCTAGATAATTATTATTCATTCTTGAAATTGTGTTATCTTTTGGATCTATAACACAAACATAAGGATATGTTCTCGGCATACAATAAATTTTACCATCTATACCCATAACGGCACTAGCAAAAGTATATCCAACATCATTTCCAGTTAGGTAAGATCCACCATTATGACTGCTTCCTGCATTATCATCAATTTGTGGTAATTCAGCTTCTCCAAACTTGAAAGAAGAAACATCTAGAGTATCATTAGTAGTATCAATAATACCAACAATCCATTGCTGGTTAGGTGAAACATTACCAGTAGCTACACTATCTCTTGCATACGATGGTGGACAATAAATTTTATCATCAACTAATACAGCACCACAAAACTTACTACTCCCAGTATCACCATTTGATTGGTTGGGATCTGCAAGAATACCAATATAACCAGTATCTCCAAATGCACTTACAGTTCTATTGTATACATCTATCTTAAGAACTTGATTACTGTCATCAGGAATACAGTAAATATGTCCATTAGGAGCTACAATTGCTTTACGCCAATCTCCTGCTGGAACGGACCCAAGTCCAAATGATGAAGTTGTTTTATTGATAGGATCAAATTCTAAAATTCTACCAGCATCCATTGGAGTAGCATAAAGTTTCCCATTTGGATGTGCAACAAAAGAACCATACGTTTGATCATTTTGCAAAACTGTGTGAGCATCTACATCAATAGTAAATGCTTTTTTAGTTTTAGTATTAATTCCTAAAATTTGAGTTGCTCCATATGGAGGAGCATAAATGTTTCCATCTTGAGCTAATGCAGCACCATACCAAGCAAAATTTGAAACGCGAGTAAATGTATTATTACCATTTACATCTGGATTAATTGGAATTTGTGTAGGAAGACCTACCCTAGAAAAATCAAATACCTGTTGTTCTAATCCAACGCTATTTACTGCGCTATTTTGAATAAAAGATGCCATTAGTTTTTCCTTTTATTTATTGAAATACACGCCATTGATATGTTGATCCCATCCAAATTAAACGAACGGATCCCATATTACTCGCAATTAAATACGGAGTATCTGCTGCAGCACCTTGTATTCTATCTCCAGAGTGTGGTGCTATAGAGATATTATAAGTTGCTGCATTACCAGAAATATTTTCATCTCCAATATCAAAAATATAAAATTGATCTCCAACATTCAATGTAGAACCTTGTGGGAGAACATATATTCTAAGTCTATCTGTAACTGTACCGCTAATGCTATTAGCATCTGCTGCTACAAATGTTTTAGTAACATCAGTTGCTCCATGAGGAATTGAAACTGAAAGACCAGCAGCATTAGAAGTAGACGAAGTTCCACCACCAATAACATTTATAGTTCCGAACATGTTGGGGTGAGATGTACACTGATAATACAGTGTATCAGGTGCATCCATTGGAACAACAAATGTTAAGGTAACACCATTACCTGCATCGTTAACAGTTCCATCTGAATTTTGTACACCATTGTCATACTTAGTTCCTCCTCCAGATGTAGCTGTAGTGGATTGAATTCTGAATGGGTGACCTCCAGTATTATTGACAAATCTATATGTCTCGCCTCTAACTAGATATAAGTCGGGATCATTTTGACTAGTTGGGAACCCATCACCAGAAAATACATAATCTGTTGATCCATTCGCTGTCAAGGTCCATGTAATTATTGTTGCATCCTTGATAGTACCAGTTAAACCACCAATACTAGCACCACTGAAACTGATAGTAGCACTACCGAAATCAACGGAACATCCTGCAGCAGTAATTTGTCCGCCGACATCAATGTCCATGCCACCAGAGGTTGCAATCTTACCAGTAACGTTAACACCCTGTGCAGAATCAACGATATTTGATAGTCCTGCAGGAGCAGTGTCGTTTATCCAAGCACTGCCATTATACTTAAGAACTTGTCCAGTAGAAGGTGTTGAGATAGTGACATCACTTAGAGATCCAATTGCAATAGCAGGAAGACTGGTCAAATATCCTGCTGTGCTATGATCTCCCCAACCATATGCTGTGTCATAATTACCAACATCAGAATCTGTAATTACATTAGAACCAAAGTCAATAGCGAATCCGTTACAATCTAATACTCCCCCCAATTGTGGCGTGGTGTCATCCACCAATTCATTCATGGATCCGCCACCACTTCCACTACCATAACCTGCTTGGGAGTGATCACCCCAACTGAAAGCAGCATCCCAGTTTTGGATTTTTTGATTAGTAACGTTTGATGCAGCGGATGATGAGTATACAGGATCAGACTCTCCGCCAGACGAGATACCAGACCTCCAACTTAATCCATCCCAAATCCAAGTAATGCCACCCGCTGTATAGGTAAACGACCCATCAGTTGGTTGCCCTGTTGTTGAAGGGAAATTTAATG